AAGACAATATTAGTTGGAAAGAAGCTTGCAAATTAGAAAATGAACTTATTATCAAATTTGGTAGAAGGGATATTAAAACTGGAAATTTGGTAAATCTAACTAATGGAGGAGAGGGGTTTATAGGACACTCAAAAGAAATGAAAAAATCTCTATCTATAGGGACTAAAAAATCATGGGCTGATGGGAAGATGGATATTTTACTGAAAAAAATATATAAATATTCTGATAATGGAGAGTTAGTAAGCAGTTTTAATTCAATTAAAGAAGCTGAAAAGGAAACTAAAATCTGTAGAACAGAAATATCTGCATGCGTAAATAATAAGCGACTAAGGGCTGGAGGTTATTTTTGGTCTTTTGAAAACAGTGGAGTTAAAGTGCCAGAACTTAAACCAAGAGGGTGGAGTGGAAAGGTTGGTATAGTTGGGTATGATATAATTACAGAAAAAGTATATACATTTGCATCCGAAAAAGAGGCAGAGATTTATTTTAAAATATCGGGGTTGTCCACAAGTATATGTAAATGCATTCATGGTGAAACAGAAAGGGCAAATGATATTATATGGTACAACTCAGAACACGACAGTAATTTAGCACTGATAAAGAGAGCTTCTATTCGAGGAGAAAGAATGATTGTCAGGATTGATAAACTTAATAATATAGAGATATTCAACAACCTTAAAGACGCCTGCTTTCTCACAAATGGAATAGATTTTAGAAACGTTTCTGCTTGTACATTTGGGAAACAGAAAACAGCATACGGATATAAATGGAAAAAATTAAAAGATTATGAAAGAGCATGATACATTGCAAGCGAAATGCTTTACTTGGATTTGGAATGAAAAACCAGAACTACGCTACCTATGCTTTACTACCCGCAATAACCTAACCATGCAGGAAGGTGATTTGCAATCGAAAATCAAGATGGGGCAAATGAAGGCTATGGGAACTGTAAAGGGAACTACTGATTTAATCTTCTACTTTGCCGGAAGGCTTTATGGATTTGATATGAAAGTTGGAAAGGACAAGCTAAGCAAAGAACAATTAGAGTTTCTTGCTCAATTAAAGAGGAATGGTGGAAATGGAATGGATATAAGAAGTCTTGAGCAGTTTAAGGAAGAAATACAAAGTATCTTAAATAATGGGTGCCTAACTTGCGAGGACTAAAAATAATAACTATATTTGTAAATACATGTTGCTTCATGTAAAACTAATTTATAAGTCCCTTAGAGTAAGTCAGGAAGCAGCAATTTCCTACTGAAATTTGGGACTATTTTTTATTATGGAAGAAATAGAAGTTTGGAAAGATATCCCTAATTACGAGGGGTATTATCAAGTTAGTAATTTAGGCAGGGTAAAAGGGTTAAAAAGGACTGTTCCTTTAATGTATGGACGTTACAGAGTCAATAATGAGAAAATTATAAAGCTACCTATAGATAGCCACGGATATTTAAAATGTAGTTTATGTAAAAACGGTATTGCAACCACAGAAAAAGCTCACGCCCTTGTGGCGATAGCATTTTTAGGACATATACCTAATGGTAACATTATAGTTATAGACCACATTAACGGATGTAAAACTGATAATATGGTTAGTAACTTGCAGATAGTAACTCATAGAGAAATACATCTACTTGTTTTAGAAAACTAGAAGATACTTTTTCGAGTCAATATCTAGGAGTTTCTTGGGATAAGCATGCTAAAAAATGTGTTTCTAAAATTAGGGTTAATGGAGAATCAAAGTATTTAGGTTATTTTTATACTGGAATCGAAGCATCTGATGCGTATCAAAAAGCTTTTAAAAATTTACTTAGTGTTCAAATTAAAAAATAATGTATATATTTGCACGATAAAATTATACTTATGCCAGAAGAATCTCCAGAACAAGGAATACTCCGAATAGTTGAACCCACACGGCAAACGGTTATGCTGGATGATGTTCGAGAGACATTTTCACGTATGATTGCTGCAGGGGAAGGTATAGAAAAAAGCTACAACACTGCTTACGGAGTAACTTTGAGTGCGTACGATGCAAATAATATGGCAATGACTTTATTGTCAAATAAATATGTAGTGGATCGCATTAATCAACTATATAAAGAACGCATGATAATGCGCAATTTAACGAAAGAAAGCGTGGTTGTCAAGTTAGCTGAAATGTTTGACGTATCACTTGTAGATTATTTTAAATCGGATATGAGCGGATTAAAAGATACGAGCGAATGGAGCGAACCAATGCGACTTTCTGCTAAAAAAATTGAGTTCGGTAAATTCGGTGTGAAATTCGAGATTGCGGACAAGCTGGCGATAGCGGACAAGATGATTAGCATGCTCGGGTATATTAATCCAGAGCAAAAGGAAATTACTGATTCAGGACTATCGAAATATACAGATAAAGAACTTGCTGAAATGGTAGGGGTTGAAGTGGATTATAAAGAGGTGAAAATTAAAAAGAAATGACACTAAGCGAGGCAGTTAAAGAGCTAAAATATTATCAAGAATGGAGGACGGGCGCAGATATTACGCAGCCTAATCTAAAAGACATAACAGAGGCTATAGATATAGCGATTCATTTAATGGAAGAATTAACTAAACACTAAATAAAATGGACATATCACTCTCACTTGCAAAACTTGCAAAAGAAAAAGGATTTAAACCTACAACAGTTAAATTCTATTCCGACAAGAAAAACGGTTCACGTAATTCAGCAGAACCTAAAAGTTTTAATACTCTAAAAGCAGATGAGCAATACGGTGAAATGTATGCTTGTGTTGATATTGAAGTACTTAAAAAGTGGTTCAAGATTAAGGTGGATGGTGAAGAGGAGGTTGTTGAGGCGTTGAATGGACACGTTGTTGGCTCATCGTCAATTAAAGAGATACCGATTACTGCCGTAGTGGTTGATATTCCTGATGAAGAAGAAAATTCCGAAATAATATCCGAAGAAGAAAATAAATAGCATGGAAGGAAATAAAATAGTCTTTAACAACAGTTTAGACCATAAGTCGGTTGACCTTTACGTATCAGAAAATGTAAAGGTATCACTTACCAAAGAGAGATATAGTCAACTTATATCTGAAATTATACCTGACATGCAAGACGATATTCAGTCATCTATAAACAGGTTTAATAATGCAAATGCGATGCGAGAAAAATGCATTGGATTTATAAAAGACATAAGAAATATATTTTATTCTGGCGGTTCGGATAGTGATTATATGTTTAAAAATGACATTGATACCATAAAAGAAAATGAAGAAAAACTAACAGAGATGTTAGAAAAATATTCACGACTACTTGGCTTTGAATAAATGGAAAACCAAACAATACTCGATAGACATTCACTCGAAATGAGGGCTGCCGCAAAGATTGAACTTCTTCGCAGGGGAACTAAGAGCGGTGATTTCTGGTCTTATTGCCTGTATTGGGATTATAAGTTTTATTCAAGACGACCTTTTTTAAAAGATATAGCAGTAATTTTACAACGTGTTTATGATTCATATAAGAATGAAGAAGTAATCAGGGTCGCTATCTCACTTCCGCCGAGAAGTGGTAAAAGTTACTGCGTATCAATGTTTTGCGCATTTATGTTAGGTCATTTCCCTGATAAATCAATCATGCGAAATACCTGTACATCCACACTATATGAAAAGTTAAGTAAGGATGTTAGGGAAATGGTGCAAAGTGACAAATGGTACGGGCTATTTGGTGTTCGATTACGCACAAAAGGCGTTAAAACTTGGGCTTTAGAAACTGCAACTCAAAGTAGTTATTTCGGTGGTGGTACGGGTGGAACTATTATCGGTATCGGAGCTTCAATGCTTGATATATCGGATGACCTTTATAGAGGTATCACAGACGCCCTCAGTGAGTCCGTAAATCAAAAGACAATAGAATGGTCAGAATCAGCAAGAGGTTCACGTGTAGAGCGTGGATGTTGCCAAATTGATGTAGGTACACGTTGGAGAACAAATGATATTATTGGTATCAATGAGGCTCGTGGCGATTATAAGAAAGAAAATATCATCAAGGTGTCGGCTCTCAATAAAAAGAATAAGTCTTTTTGTGAAGATGTTCAAAGTACAGAACACTACCTCGATGTAAAAAATAAGATTGCCGAACCGATTTGGTTTGCAGAATACCAACAAGAACCGATAGACATTAAGGGTAGACTGTTCGACCATGATGACTTAAAATGGTATGATGGCAAATTGCCTATCGATTCACACGATTCAAATTTGGGTGTATGTGACGTTGCTGATGAAGGACATGATTATTTGTCTGCTCCTTTTGCAAAGAAATACGGAGATTTGTATTACATTTACGACTGGGTTTTTACGGATCAGCCTGTTGAGGTTACATCTCCACTTTTAAAGGGAGTATTAGACGAAAATAACGTTAACCTCATGCGCTTTGAAAGTAATAATGGTGGACGTATATTTGCATTAGAGATTGCAAAGGACGTCGAAACTAATGTAACATGGCAGTTTACAACATCGAATAAAGAGACTCGTATCTTCACCGATAGTGCATGGATTAAGAATCATTGTGTATTTAGAAACGACGTAAAGCCGGGAAGTCAATATGATAGAGCATTACAACAATTACTGACTTATTTGGCAAAAGTAGAAAAACAAAAAGATGATGCTCCCGATTCTTTAAGTATGCTGCGCAGGTTTACTGACGAGATGGGATTTAACAATAAGGCGGTCGAGTCTAAAAGTGGTAGGAGTAATTGGGATAGTATAGAGATAGGAATTAATCAGATAAATATATGACCAACGAGGAGCGAATGAAAAGACGTGGCGAGATGTTTCGTTCACTACCTATGTCTGATTGGCATCAAATTATTGCATTTGAAAAGATTATACGAAACTATATAAAAATGAAAGAACTTTTAAAAAGAAAATAATATGGATGGTGAAGAAGTAGTATCATTGGGATTACCTCCAGTATTCCCAGATCATTTAGATATAGAGCAAATAAAAACTCTATCCTTTTCAGAACAGTTAACCATTCTACGCAAGAACTGTAACCGTATAACCTATGGTCAAATTGCGAGGGATATTCGTTTCTATGAGAATCATCACCCGATACATATAGACCAAGATAAGGAGGACTATTATGTAATGGAGGATGTAGAAGCTCCAGATGGTAAGATTGAAAAGAAGTCAGTCAAAGTCCGCCAAACAAAACTTGCCCTGCCGTATCCACAACAAATAGTCGCTAACATGGTGGCTTTCCTGTATGGAAATGATATTGATTTGGTATTGAACAGAAACAGAAACGACCAAGCTATTCAAGATGCGTTTGCTAAATTTACTGATATTTGGAATAAAGATTTACGCATGATGTCGCTAATTAAAAAAGCTACAAGAATGTGTGGAATTGAAACAAGGGCTGCAATACAGTTCATGTATGATGGAGTTAGTCTAAGAGGTAAGGTACTATCTTTTAAAGATGGATATAAGATTTATAGACATCGGGATGATGCAAATAAAATTGATGCTGTTACGATTGAATATAAGCGTGATA